GGGCACGACCTTGTCGGTAAACATCTTCTTGGCATCAGTACCCGTCTTCGACAGGATGCCTACACGAGAGTCCTTGGCAAGCGTCGCGGTGTTGACACACTCTGACGATGACATGAATGAGAACCCTGAACGACGAATCTTTAGGTACACCATACCGAAGCTCCTGCGGTCGGCCTTGCACGCCTCCCAAAAGATATAGAGCAGTCTGTTGGCCTCACGGAAGTCAGGATAGCCTACGTCGATGCTCGTCCATTGCAGGTACATATAGTGCGCCCCCGTGAGGTAGGTGGGCTTGCCGTCATTCATGAACCAATAGCCATCATCCCTCCTGTCGAACTCACGCTCGATATAGTCAACGTACCTCGACTTGAAGTCAGAGGTCATCTCATTCCATTGGAAGATGGATTGGATTTTATTCAGGTGAGCAGGGATTTCTTCTCTCTCCCAATACTGCTCACTTCTCTTGGTGTGTCTTTGAGGACACGCTTTGGGAGACTTGGGCAGGCCAATCTTTAGGTTCTGAATCTCGTATACCTCACCGAGAGTTCCGTCCTTAGATATGATTACAAGGTCATACTTAGGGTCATAGCCGTACTTCCAAGTCTTGGCTTTGTTCTTAGTAGAAAGCACATGCTTGGGTATGTAGTCGTGAACGACACGGTGTAGGCTTTTATTTAGACCTTCGTTCTGCAAATCCTTGCTTTGTATCTACCTTCTTGGTAGAGCCTGTTTCTAATGTCTCGATAGCTTCTCTCTCGGTCTCGATTCTATTCAAGATTTCGAATGCATCCATGATGCAGAGCTTCTTTGTCGCTGCTGCGTTCTTGAGCCTGTCGGCTGACAGGTCGTCTTCAGGGTCGTGCTTTATGATTTGCTCCTTGGCAACCTTGATGAGCTGCTCCACGGCACGATGACCCGCCTCAATAATCTTGAGCTTTACATCCTTAGTGTTCATGGCGCATGGTTATCTGATGGTCGTATACCCTGTACATGGTCTCACCGTCTACATCGAACTCGTACTCGCTGTCGGGCGTGAACGAAACGATAGTACCCGCGTTGACTCCCTTGCTTACAAGATAGTCATTTGGATATTCCATACGTCCCATGAGCGGCTCGTGGGTAGGCTTCTCGATGAAGCACTCCTCAGCCGGGATAGGAGAAACAAAGCAGTACCTGTCGTGAGCGTGCCACTTGTTGCCGTCATGGTACATGAAGAACTGCTCGGTATCGACAAAGAATAGGTCTTCCCTAAAGAAGCTACGCCCGCTCTGACGACGACCTTTCATGTCGTTGTAGAACTTGAATACGTTGTGGTGGACAAGCAGGGTATATCCTACCTTGATTGGCCCGTCATAACCTAATGGTACTGAGACTACAATAGCCTTGCGATTAGAAAACTTCGCCTCCTCCTCTGATGTGTTGGTAGTAAACTCTACCCCCTCCCAATCTGCAGTGTTGTTGTATCTCGTGCCCTTATGTGGTTTGACGATGAAGTTGAATGGGGATTGCATTAAAAGTTGATGTTGTACTCCACGCTAAGGGGCATAGATGGAGTAAAAGACTTCCACAGCATTACTTCGTCATCACGCTCAATCCAAATGCGGTACTCGTCGTCCACGCACTGAATAAGGTGAATGCAGTAGTCTCCGTTTAGAACCTTCTGCCCTACGAGGTAATGCATAGCACCCGACTTGTAGTCGGGGCCGATGGAAATCTTTCGGATGTCCATATCACACCACCACCATTACGATTCCCGGTGCGTCAAGAGGGGCTGCACCCGTTCCGGTAGTTCTATAAATTCTTCCGGCAGCCAATCCCGCTGACGTGGCTGCTGCGTTGTCAGCGTGGCTAGGAAGCACAGCCTTAAGCTCTGAGCCTGAGAGTGCGTCAAGTACAGACGTAGGGGTAAGTTGTAGAGTACCTGCAACTTGTGCTGTTTGTCCCTGAGAAACAGTAATCCCTCCTTGCGCAGCAATGACAGAGTTACAAATTACACTTGCGCCTGCTGCAGTACCCAACAAAACAGTTCCCGGAGCGACAAGACCCGTGGTAGTAATGTTGCCTGTAAGGGTGATATTATTAGTAGCAGTATTTCCTGCGTCAAGAACCTGAGACAGAGTCACTAATCCCTGCGAACCCGCAAGAGCAGCAATATCTTCTACAAGGAAGTTCTTAGTTGCATCAGTGGGAGTGCCCGCTACATCTGTACCAATGACTTTATCTCCTGCAGCAGGTGTTACCGTAGAGTAAGTGCTAATTTTAGACATCTTCTAGTTGTTCTGTGTTTCGTGTAATCTCGCCCGTCTGAACGTTTACGGTAGCGTCCTTGCCGTACTTCTCCATGAGGACGTTCTCGTAGTCGTTGTAGTCCGACTTGAGCTTGTCAACATTGGCAAGCAAAGCAGTCTTTGCGAGTTCAGCATCACCAATCTTCATCTTGAGGGTGTTGAACTCAGTAACAAAGGTCTGAACCGTATTCAGTTCTTCAGCAGTAAGGTTTTCCATTATAGTAGGATTAGATTTTGTACAAAGATACTGTTTTTGACTTAGTCCTTTTTAGCTGAACCGCCAAAGAAAAAGTCAACGACCGTGTTCACCTTGGCACTCATAGCACCGAAAATGGTGGAGATAAAACTAATCTCGAACTCGCCAAGGTCAATATCCTCCTCCACGAAGTATTTGAACATGACAAAGCTCAACGCAAAATATGCGACGGTGAAGACCGTAGCCAACACCTTCTGTATGGTACTATCAGATGAGTATAGCAGACGCGCACTCTTCCTGTCCTCAACCTCAAGGTTGTACAGCTCGACCAACTGAGCATGAGCCTGCGCCTTGTCTTCAGGGGTGAGCTTCGAATCATCAATCATCTTGCCTACCGCACCTAACAGTCCCGCGTCGGGCAGTAGCTCTCCCGCTACATTCAAGATGTCGGGGGCTTTGTCGGCTAAGAACTTGCCGACCTTCGTTTCTCTAAACTTCTTCTTCATCGTAATAAGAGCTTATCCATGCATACTCCTCAGTAGCATCAAAACTAGGACAAGCCTTATCTGAGAAGTCTCGATGACCGTGAACTACAGAGTCGCAGTACACAGCCTTTAGCTCTAGCAGGAGTGCCGCAAGAGATGCTTTTTGTTCAGTTGTTCGGGTATCCTTTGACGTTCTCCCATCCCCTTCTACTCCACCGACATAGCATATCCCTATGCTGTTCATGTTTTCTCCTAGGGTATGCGCACCGGGACGCTCTTCGGGTCTGCCGGGGACAATTGTTCCATCGAGATAAATCACGTAGTGGTAGCCTATGTCTGACCAATTGCGAGGGGACGAAGTGTGCCATCCCCTGATGGTTTCCATTTCTATGTGCTGACCCTCGCGTGTTGCTGAACAATGAACAATTATCTTATCTATGTCTCTCACGAATCAATTTGCTTACGAGCAAGTAGCAGCTTGATTTCTTGGATGTCTGCGCTTAATTCTTTTAGCAACTTCGTTACCTCACTCTTGCTCTGCTCAAGGGTGTATACTCGGTTCTTTAGCTTTGCCACCTCGTTGTTCATTCTGATGTACACACCGATAAGTCCTGCAAGCAGCAGCACCCCCTCGTACAAGCTAATCATCTCACTACTCATCTTCCAATGCATCAGAGGGTAGAGGGTAAATCTCAAACTCCGCAAGCCTGTCTACCCACTCTTCCGGATTTGTATAGTATTCAATGACCGTCCAAGGCGTGCCGAGGCATTGCGTCTGCGAAACCTCAACCCATGATTGAGGCATAAGTTTTTGGTCGTTTGCAAAGCAAATAACCCAAGTGTCTGCTTTAGGGTAGCAGAACTCACCGTCGATATCTTTAGTTCGCCCCGCCATCAGAAATTGTCCAATTGTATGTGTTAACCAAGGTGTTGCGGGCGGTCTCTGCCGCACCTCCTGCCGTGTATTGAGCGGGCGTGGTAAATGCTACATTGCTCTGAACGCTCTGAGCAGCCCATGCAATCAATAGGGCATCATAGTTGGCTTGGCTCATAGACGTTCCTGAGAACGCAGCGTTAAATGTGGTGCAGTTTGATACATCCCAACTGCTGATGTCTTCGTTCCAATTGGGCACGGAAAGCAAAAGGAACTGCGCTGCTGTTACGTTAGAGAAGTCCCAATTCGCAAGTCCGCTTGTGATGGCGTTCGACTGATAAAAGCATCCTGTAATATCACCCGTAAGTGTAGGGGAATCGGTTGCGGTGCAAATCATATTCGTACAACCCCTAAGAGCAAAGGTGTTGTTGATGGTGAGGTTTGTGCCTCCCCACTTTACAATCTCAGTTATCTTTTGAGGGTCTCCCGAAAGAAAGGGGTTGATAGTTGTAAAGTCCCCTGTAATCGTAATGGTATATACTCCACCCGTAGAGTACGTATGCGTTACCTCAGATTGTCTGTATGCTGTAATGGTGTCCGTGCTGCCATCGCCCCAATCAACCACGAAGTTGTACGTGCCACTAGCGTTTGTGGGGAGCTTGTATTGCGTGTTGCTTGTCGCTCCCGCATTGCGTGTGTCTACCTTAAAGGTAAAAGGCGGTGGAGGTGGTGACGGTGCGCCTCCGCGCTGCGCCCCTCCGATAGAGTTGCCCGCTCCTCCTGTGACAACGTTTGCTATTTTGATTGCCGTTGCCATATCAGAACAATGCTACGATATTGAGCACGCCATTCGTGCCCGTGTTATACACTCTAACAACTTGAAGTGGAATGGTAGTGCCTTGCACAAGGTTGTCAAGGACAACATCATCGCCACCCGCTGTTCTAACTTTTAGCGTAGAAGCCGCGCCTACTGTACCAACATACAGTGTTGCAGGCTCGGTGCTTCCTTGAAGGATTCTATAGACGGTTCCTGAAGCCATACTGATATTGTTGGCTACCGTAACAGAATCTCCCTCCACATCAATAACCCTGCTGCAGTTAGGGGTAGAACTTGCATTTATTACCAAATCCCCTTGCTTCACACCAAGCGCAACAAAGTCACGACTCGGAACAACGAGCTTAGTGCCCGTTGTACCTACACCCGCAACGGCGGCATCAATTTCGTCATTCAGGTTTACTGTGTCCTCATTGTCTGACAACAGTTGCGTCATGGCAGTGGCCCTTCCTGTCTGTAGCTTTTGGTACATATCAGAACAGGGCTACAATGTTGGTGGCAGTTGTGCCTGTGTTGTAAACCCTCTTGACCTGTACAGGAATAAATGAACCTTGCTGAATGTTTACGAAGGTAGCGTCATCGCCACCTGCGCTACGAACCTTCAGTGTTGCTCCCGCTGCCGCTGTACCCACGTACAGGACTGCAGGTTCTTCTGAGCGTGCAAGAATTTTGCTTGAAGCTCCGGAACCTACACCTAGATTTTTGACCAAAGTAATTTTCGTATCACTGTCAACAGAAGCAATGTAGCTGCTTTTGTAGTTGGGAGCAGAAGAACTAAGGTTTACATACAAGTCTCCTTGATTAACAAGATTGTTCCCGTTGGTATCAATGAAAGTATTTGCGGGTGCAATAATGACATTAGTAGGCGTTCCACTGCCCGCTGCGGTATTAAATGCAGTCAACTCGTCATTAAGGTTGACTGTATCCTCAAGGTCGTTTAGCAGTCTTTCCATGTCGGTTGCTCTTCCAACCTGTAGTTTTTGATATCCCATTAGGTTTTGTTTTAGAAGAGTGCGAGGATGTCGCTTACGGTTGTTGAGTTAAGAAATACTCTTTTTACTTGCACAGGCAAGAAGCTGCCTTCAGGTATGTTTTCAAAGGTGATATCATCACCACCCGATGTCCTAACCTTAAGCCTTACAGCTCCTGAACCGGGATGCGTTCCCACGTACAGGACTGCAGACTCACTTGAACCATTGAGTATTTCGACCGTCTGTGTGGTTATGGCTGCGATACCCTCTACGTAAATCTGTGTTTCGCTATTTATAGCCAAAACACGACCTCCCGCTGTGGGGGCATCAGTCCTATATATTACATCACCGGGCTGAACACCGTCAGAAATAAATGTTGCCCCACTAACAGTCACTAGGCTATTAGTGCCGTCAACTAATGAAAAACCTGTGACAGTGTACGTTTTTGGATTCCCTGAAGCGTCTAAGATGGGGTCGTTAAGATTGACCGTATCAGAGAAGTCTGACTTCTTATCGTCCATTGCCGTTATCCGGCCAACCTGTAGTTTTTGGTATCCCATCGTTAGTCTCTATCGTATGGGAAAGTCCTGTTAAGGGTGTCCCTTCGTTTGCCACAACCGCAGTCAGTTCCTGTTGCTTTTGCAACTGTCTCTACCGCCTTCTTAATTCCTGTTGCCTTGGTGAACTTTTCGATTGAATCACCGAGACCTTTGGACTTGTTGTTCATATAGCAAAGGTAAGGATTATTTTTTTCTGTCCGGGATGATGGAGTTGATGAGGGTGTCAATCCAACCGAAGACGATATTGTCCTTCTCGGTGGGGGTCAAGTTGACCACGATTTTTGCAAACGCGGCCAAGCCAATGAGCAATGCAGCCCAATTCTCAATAATGAAATCTACCATAATTATTAGTATTTACCTCTGCGTGATTTAGGGGAGGACTTAGTGCTTCCTCCTTTGCCTGCCCAAAGGTTTTTGCAGGCCCAATACCGGGGTGTGAGTTTGTCTTTAGCTTGCCCACACTTGTGGCGTGCGCGAAAAGACTTGCGTGCAGCAGATGAATAGTTATGGCCGTAGCCCTTAGCCCCGAAGTGCAAGAGCTTTTCTCTCCCACCACTGCAGGCTTTGACCATCTTTTTCTTACCGGGCCTGTCCGAGGGGACGACACGGTTGCATTTCATCTTGCTCTTGTCAGCCATTACTTTCTTTTACAGCCGAAGTTGTTGGCGTAGTTCGCCATCTTCACAACTGACTTGCTGTACTTGTCAGTATTCTTCATAACAGCAGAGGCTGCGGAACAGGCATCTTTGAACCCGTTCCGCTTTGCCCATGATGTAAACTTCCCTTGGTCACCTTTCTTGACCATAGGAAATCCCTTCTTTGCCATTACTTCTTAATCAAGCCTGACAAGTGCTTGCCTACGTAATGAACACATTCAGGGTGAGAGTGGCGATAAGACATGCCCTTGTCAGCACCGTATGAGTGGCCGTAGTCCTTCTTGGACATAGCCTTAGACTCGTCTCTGCGAGACTTCATTGATTGCTTGTGAGCACCCTTGTGCCTTCCACCAATAGACTCGTCGAGTCTTGCGTTGTAACCTTGCTTCATGATTTTGATGTTACCCGTCCTGCGGGTGTGTTAGATACAAATTGTTTTTTCCTGCCGTACTTTTTTTTCTTCTTAGCTGTAGCGGCACGTTCAGCTTTACTCATGCTCTGAGCCTTAGACAATGGCAAGCACCTGTCGGGATTCTTTTTGTTCTTGCTCGTCCCGCAAGCACCCTTGATGGAGCCGTCAGTGCCAATGCGCACCCACTTCTCATCTCGCCATTTCTTCAGCTCGCCCATTACTTGCTCTTAGGCAATGGCACATCGCGGCC